CTCTTCAATAATCTCATCTTGTTTTTTATACTCAGGCAAAACTTTCGTTTTAAAAAACTCATTCTCCTGCTTCACCTTTTCTTCACGGTTTTTTATGTACTCCAAACCATGAGCCTTAGTAAATAAATCCTTTAATTCGGCTTCGTCCTCTTTCGTCTTTACTAACGCTCTAAACTTTTCTGGAATCTCATACTCTTTAGAGGCGACGTTAAATTTAAAATCGGGCTTATACTCTTCAGAAGCCGCTTCTTTTTTTTCTTCCGTCGATTCTTCTACTTTTTCGGCTTTTTCCTCAGTTTCTTGAGGGTTTTTGGCTTCGTCAACTTTTTGTCTAATTTGCTCAATCGACGTTACTTCTTTTGATGCTTCAGGCGTGTCCGGTGCAGGTGCTTCAATCGTTGCTTCTACTTGTGGTGTTTCTACCGTCTCAATGTTGTCTTCCATCGTGCTCTCCTCGATCTTGCGGATCTTAGTTTATCGGCCCCTTATTCTCATTAAATAGATACGGCTGCTGGAGGAAATTCATATCCCCTCCCTGCGCTGGTGCCGAAGGCAGCGCACTTTGAGCGGGTGGTATCTGTTGAGCAAGTTCCGCTTGCCCACCTTGAGAAAATTGTAAAATAGCTTGTTGCATGACCCCTTGTTCTTCTAGCTTTTTTAAAAGCCACATCATCGCGCCAAATGGAACTCGGGCGCGTTGCGTTTTTTTAGGGGAGGTCGGGTCTTGAACATAAACATCACACGGAACCAACGGCCCATCTGCCGGAATAAAACCACTTTGTGACATTTGAATTTTTTGTAAATTCTCCACAATAATTTGCTGATGCTCTTGTTTTTTACGCCCATAGTTTTCTTTAATGAACGGATGTAACAAAATAAAATCAGATTTCGACATTCTATTTTCTAGTCGCTTCATCTGATATTCGTGATTGTCATACATACGAGCAGGAGGATATTCCCCACGATCCAAAGCCAAAATATCGTTCGTCGCATTGTCATAATCCAAAGTCCAGTCATCAAATAACTGTTCCTTATTATTGTACGGAGCATTTCGCATTAACTTTCCTAAATCCTCTTTGCTCAAATTCGTACCCGCATATTGCAAAAGTTGGTTGATCTGCAACTGCTTACCCAAACGCGACTCAATGTCCTCAGTTTGTGGACTAATATCCACCCGGTAATGCAAAGGCTCACTATTCTTAAACTCCGCAATATTAATCAACTCAGCTCGGCCAATTGCAGGGATAACTTCTTGCTCGTCAACATAGTTCCGAAACAACTCAAGTGATACTTGGCAAACACGTTTTAAAAACCGCTCAAATTTTTCGCCGTACTTTGAAAACTTTTTCTTATCGCGCATGGAACGATATAAAAGCGTGTACGCATCCAACTGCGACAACTTATCCTCAGAATCCTCGTACACGTTACAAGCCTTATACATTTCATCAATCGTGCCCGGCATCTGGTTAACAAACTGCTCACCAACACGACCCTCCATTACCTTGTAGTCCCCGCTGACTTGCACCTGCCGAATACCTGGTAAAAAGGAACCTTGCTGAATCTTGGCCCCCATGGGGGTTACTAGCTTGTCGTCGCCCAAAGTGACAGCATGTTCGACCGATTTTGACGCCAAAAAGTTCAAATGGGACTGATAAGGACGGGCAACTTTGATAATACTTTGGTGACGTGGGGTGCTTGTTAACTCGTCAAAACCCTCATAAATGATAGGAAAAACACCAAAAGGAAGCTCCATTTCCTGCAAAATGTCGCCTTGAGGGGTCGTTAAGAAGAAATATCCGTTCGGATAGTCATCACATGGCCTTATAAACCACTCCACAAGCAAAACTTGGTCCTTAGTCTCAATGTAACGAAGCTCGTTCGAGTCAAAAACCACATAATCGGCCCCAGAAAGGCCCGGTTGAAGCAGTTTTACCTTTTTAGGGTCATTCCCAAGCAAACTTTTAGCATCATCTAACGGAATTAGCTTTTGATACGCAAGAAAGGGCGAGTCGTTGATCGTCCGAGACTTCGCATCTCGTAAAAAGTTGAAAGAATAGAGCCGTTCGTACTCCAAAACGCCCGAAAACACCGCTTTTCCGCGCTTTGGAACCCCTTCAGGGTTTAACTCTGATGGTTCTTCATCAAAAATAGGCTCGCCATCGCTAGTTTGGGCTTGCTCATAGCCTATGTGCTTACCTTTTTTGGGATTCCAAAAAACTTTGGTGATTGTCTCACCCGAAACTACGAAATCATTACACCAATTAGAAACGTGTTCGTCAAAATTGGTCGATTGCTTAATGTACTGCCACGAAGACTCATTCAACTCAGCGGTTTTTTGGTGGGATAACTCTTTTTCTTGCCTCGGCCCCACAAAAACCCCAGGGGCCGCATTCAAAATATTATTTACATACGTTTTACAAATCTTTTGCGTGTGGTTCTTTACCACCCGAATCTTGGTCCCAGTATCAATACTCGGACTGTTCCTCAAGCCCCTTGCAAACTTACTCGTGGGTTTTGAATAATGCTCCCCCGCATACAACAACACATTCGACTTCTGCTCAGCAAAAATACGCTTATCAATCTCTACCGCTTCTTTATATAATTCTCCCAACTTCTTTGACGTATATCGCGACGAACCTTTATCCGAGTCAGACATTAAGAGTCTCCATTAAGACGTTTTATAGACTGCTTCTCAAATTCCTCGTAATCATCCACAATCAACTGCGACATTCTTAAATCTTCGTCCACTTCTTCCTGGTCCTCTTTTGCTTTATCGGCAATTATTGAGGCTTTTTTAAAATTATTTTGACCTTTTCCAAAAGAAACTTGATTGGAAACAGTATTTTCTCCAAAAGAAAATTTAAGACCTTCATACTCAAACTCCTTAATCCCTAGTTTTGCACAGTCCTTCATAAACTTGCAAATTTCTTTACTTTTTTGCTTAAAATCCATCGTAAACAGACCCCCAGTAGCTCATTTCCTGCTCCATTTCGTCCTCTAAACTTTTACCCGACGCTTGCGCAACCGCAGAATCCCTGCGCTCTTTGTCCAATAAATTGGAACCTTCTAGCATTGTCGGTTCAAATCTCAACGGCTGCGCCAACTTTACACCGATCTTATCCCAATCAAATGGAATCCGGCTACAAGCATATCGAAGCGCGTCCGTAAAATCGTCCTTCGCCTTGTTCTTTTTGACCGACAATTTCAAACTTAGCAACTCCTCAACCAACCCCTGCAACTCCAATATGTCAAAAATCTGGAGCCGCTCGTTCTTAAACAATACGTTTAGCACCGACGCACCCGTCTCGTGGCTCTTGTCCGCCTTCAACACCGACAAGCCCTTGCGCTCGCAAATCAAACCAAAGTTCTTGGAGTGGTAATCATAAAAAATAGCCGCAGTCCTACCCACCACCCCCTCGCGATCTAACAGATAATTAAGCTTGTCGAAAATGTCCGTGTCCGTCGTGTTCTCGTCTTTATCCCCCCTCCAGCCCGCAAACACCACAGCATTGGTGTAATCAGGCGACACCGCTACCATCACAATGGACGCCGGGTGCCCCTCACCCCCCGAACCTATGTCCACCCCAACATACACAGGCCAAGAAATAGGAACCTGCGCCCTCCGCACCACATTATTCTTGCGGCTAAAAGACGCATACTTCAGCCCCTCCTCCACCGCAAACCGACCCATCACCCGCTTCTGAACCTCAGCCTCTGTCTTACACATGGCAATGGCCTTTTTTATATACTCCTCGGTAATGTGGGAAGGTGCTCCATCCTCATAAAACATGCAGTCATACATGCTGATCGACATTTTCTTAGCCGTTGGAAACTTCTCCTGCGGCGTTCCCCGCTTTTCCATCGCGTCGTACCAAAGCTGCTGGCCAATGGTTGCCGTAAATACCATCCTAAAATAGCCGTTCATCGCAATCCGACGAAAATTCAACTCGTCCCAAAACTCCTCCACCAATTCCTCGTCACAAAATATCGCAGCAACAGTCGCCGCCTGTAACTTCATCACATCTTGCGTGTACGCTTTAAAATATATCGACATACCTGACTTAAAATGTATCGCGTAAATGTGGGACCCTCGCCTCTCAAGCTCCCAGCCCCAAGTCTCGTGATCCTTCATCCGGCCTCTAGGCAAAAGCTCCGGCTCCCACTTATTAAAAAATTCATCCGTTGCCAAATCCTGCGACGGGTACAAATACCACATCTGCCTCGGAACCTTAGTCCCCCATAACCTCGGCCACAACTCCACATTCCCCGCCCACTCTATGGCCGTGGAAATTTGAATTGTGGAGTTGTGGGTAACAACATGTTCCAAACCTATTAAATACGAAGAGTCTTTGTTGTCTACCATGATACAACGACCGTCCATCAATCCTATTTTTTCAATACAATCTATGACCCTTTCGTGCTTGTATTTTTCTACTTTTTTCCAGCGATCTTTTTTTCTTTGCAAAATAAACGGGTTAAAAATTGTCTTAATTTTTATTCGATAACTATCTTTGCAAACGACTTTTTCGCCGCTTTTTTTCCTATAAAAAGAGCCTCTTTTTTTTACTTCCGCAGTCCCACCTAGCCCCGTAACCAAACGAACCACTCCTTCTGACAAAAGTGGGGAGGCTGTGTTGTATTCTACCGAACCGTCATTACCAGCAAACCCGTCCGTATCTAATAATCCTGCAAGTAACAGTTTTCTTTGTTCAACTGACCCATAAAAATAAGGCTCTGGAATAAACTTTGTGTCTGATTTTTTACCCAACAGACCCAAATCTTTTAGCTTGTTTAATATTTCTAAAGGTATTCCGTGAACGTAGCCCGCTCTTTTTGTACACCCTTGGCTCAATAAAAAATTAGAAATCTGTTTATCTTTTTTAGAAATGCTTCCATTAGAGCCAGAAATGCTTCCATCTCCTAAAATAACCCCTAAAAAATAGGGGTCTACGGAATATTTTTTTTCACAAAACTGTATCGCCTCGCAAACAGGTATGGAAAATTTTGTGTAGTTACTCTTTGGTTTCGGGGAATACTTACCAATTTTTATCATGTCTTCGGTGGTAAAAACTGACCACACACCTAAAGACTCGTTGTCCCAAATCTTGTTTCCTTTTTTATAGTTTTTTCTAAAACGCCTTTTTGAATCCTTTGCAATCCACCTGTGTTCACCGCAAGCAACTACTTCAACCCCGTCATTAAATTTTATTTTGTAAAAATCTTTATTTTTAACTTCAGATATACTTATCACTTTGGTGGGAAGGCCATCTCTCCCAAAAACAAAATCTCCTACTGACAAATCTCCCATTTTTCTTACGCCGCTAGGAGTCTCCAATACCTGACTATTTAAGACCGCTTTACCCGACTGGTTGGCCGCAGTTAAGAAAAGGTCCTTCTCAAAACTCTCAAAAAATTCTCGCTGCCATTTATATTTTTTGTACCCGTTACGGTGGGGCAAATTTATAATTTCTTCGCGCTTCGCAAGCAGCAACTCAACCTTACGCTGCTTCAAATAATCCAAATCTAAAGAATCACCCCCAGAAAAGGTCGGGTCGATCGCCCCCATAGG